GTAAAAGCAAGAGCATTGGTGATTGAAACATTTAAAGTATTCAAACTATTTGAAGAAGAGTGGCTAAAAATTAAATCTATTAGCTTTAAATGGCATAAGGAAATGCCAAAGGTTATTACGGAAGCAAAGTATGTGCTTATAATCACAAATAAGTATGGAGATGAATGTACAATTAGCACATCATGGCTAAGTGTAATAGATGAAGCGCCAGAAAAGCTTATTCCATTAGCAGAAGAAATAGAATTATTTGTAAGAGGTGCACGCGCGCAGGGGAAATTATGGGAAGAAAAATTGGAAGATGATGCGGTTGAGGGTGAAACATTTCACATCAATGATCTAGTACAAGAAGGGAAAGAGAATGATTAAAAACCAATTAATTTATGTAGCGCATCCATTTGGTGGAGATAAAGCTAATAAGTATTCCATTGATACAATTATGGAAAACTTAGTAATGCTAGATAAGAACAACACATATCTATCACCTCTTCACAATTTCAGCATGTTGTACTTTGATACACAGTATGCCAAAGGTTTAAAAATATGTTTGGACATGTTGAATAGGTGTGATGCATTAGTATTATGTGGAGAATGGGAAACATCAAAGGGATGTATTGGGGAATGGTCATTTGCAATAGCTAAAGGGATGCCAATATATACATGGAAAGAGTGGACTGATAAATTAAAGGAACAGGGAGATAATAGCCGATGACAGGAAGGGAATATTTAAATCAGATACGTGATACTGATTTGAATATCAAATGTAAGGAAAGAGAAGTGTTAAGGCTGCAACAAGATATAATGTATCTGCAAGCACTAGACTATAGCAAAGACATTGTAAGCGGAGGGCAACCAATCACATTTGAAGATAAGATAGCAAATATTGATGCACTATCAAATGAACTAATGAGGGAGTGGAGCGGCTACCTAAGAGAAAGGGAAAGAGCAAGATTTCTTATTAACGCAATATCTAGTGCCAAGCAAAAGGCGGTACTGATTGATAGATACATTAATTGTTACACATGGGAAAAGGTAGCAGAATTAATAGGGTGTTCGGTGCAAAACATTCACAATCTGCATAAGCGTGCAATTAGAAATTTTGAAGTAATTTTTAAAAAGGTTGATAGTATTTGACTATCAATTTATGGGATACTATACGTGGGCATGGATGAAGAGAACACTTTCAACAAGCCTCCTAGAAAAACTACACACTATTAAGGACTACATCATACACAGGTCGCACAACACAGTATGATGCGGTCCTTTTTAGTTTATAAGGGGTATTTGATGAAGCATAAAAGAATTACATCCAAGAAAACGATACAAGAAGTTCGCAAGCCATATTGTGAAATATGCGGACAAAGAACGAATATAGAACCGCATCATATTAATACACGTGGCAGTGGTGGTGGAGATATTAAGGAGAACTTAATACAACTCTGTACACAATGCCATATAAATACACACAGTGGACAATATCCAACTAAAGATGATTGCTTAAATAAAGTAGCAGAGCGTGAAGGTATTACATATGATGAAGCCTATGTAATAAATCGTAGAGCAATGGGATATGATGTATGACTAGAATATGTTGCAACAGGGATAGATGCCTTAATAATAAATATGGCATCTGTACTGCAGACACAATTGAATATGAGGGAATATGTCAAAGCTACATAACACAGAATGATGCAAGAAAAACTAATTGCGGATTATGTAGAAGGACACATGGGAAATTAAAGCGTAATAGCAATACGGTATTAAAGTAGAGGTGATGCAATGCTAAAAGCATGTAGCTATTGTGGAGGAATACATGAAGGAGAATGTCCACATAAGCCAAAGCGCAACTACAAGCAGGAGCATGCAAATGCATCTGATAGCAGAAGGAAAGAACGGAAGTTCAGAAGCAGTGTTGAATGGCAAGACTGCAGAAGAGATATATTAGATCGTGATAAACATCTATGTAGATTATGCTTGCACGAAGATAATTATATTAGTGTAGGGCAACGCTTAGATGTACATCACATTGAACCATTACACGAAGCATGGAAGAAGCGTACGGATGAAAAGAACTTGATTACATTATGCAAGATGCATCACTACAAAGCAGACCATGGAGAATACAAGAGGGAGTACTTGAAAAAAATAATTAGCACCCCCCCTACCATAAAATAATTTTTTTGCGAAAAAGTCCAAGACCGTACTGCTCACCACAATTTACATAATTTTCCCTTGCATCTCACACGCACGCAAAATAAAAAAGGAGTGGCGATAAATGGCAAGAGCAACAAGTGCAAAAACAACAAAGAAACATCTGACGAAACTAGAAAAAGAAACACGCTTGGCGGTAGAAAATGCATTTATTGATGATGCGGAAGTAAACCCACCTAGTTATTTGAATGATGAACAGATAGCGGTATTTCATTTCATAACAGAAGTACTGCGTAGTGCTAATGTATTGAGTAGCCTTGATGTAGTAACTATTACACAAGCTAGCGTAGTAGTTGATATGCTTAACAATGCTAATAAACAAGTTGCTAAAAATCCTATGCTTGCTATTGATGGTGGCTTTACTCAAAACATGGAACGATTAACACGCACTTATTTAAAGTTGTGTACTGAGTTAGGATTGAGTCCTACGGCTCGTGCTAAAATGGGTGCTTTAATTGTCAATAAAAAGAAAGAGGAAGTAGACCCTTTAATGAATGTACTACAAGGCGGTGTAGTTGATGAATAAGAAACATCCAGCCTACAAGTACGCAATGGATGTAGCAGAGGGTAAAGTCAATGCACCTAAATATGTTAAACTACAAGTAAAGGAATTTCTTACTATTGCCAATGGTAAAGATAGCCGTTACATGATTGATGATAACAAAGTGCATACTATAGGCGAATTACTGAAACTAATGGTAATGCCTAAAGGCTTAAAGGCTAACTCTACTGTGTATGATGCAATGGCTGGCTTTCAATGGTTATTCATCATAGCTATTCTGTGTACTGTAGAACGTGATAATAAAGATAAACGTAGATATGAAAACGCTATATTAGAAATATGTAGAAAGAACGGCAAGACATTTTTAATTGCGGTTCTTTTTATTTTGCTTTTCTTCATTGAACCTAAATTCTCCAAATTCTACTCAGTCGCTCCAGATGGTTCGCTATCTCGTGAGATTAAAACAGCGATTGAAGAGATAATTAGAAGTAGTCCAGCACTACTAGGCAAGATGAACGGCAAAGAAAAGTTTAAAATACTGCGTGATTATATCCATTGCAACATTACTGAAAACAGATATACACCTCTTAACTACTCAACAGGGCGGTTAGATGGCAAATTGCCTAGTGTATTTCTTGTAGATGAAACAGGAGCATTACCAAATACCTACGCTATTGAAGCCATGAGGTCAGGGCAGTTGACGATACTAAACAAGTTAGGCTTTATCATTTCTACCAAATACCCTACACTAAACAATCCATTTGAAGATGAAGTGGACTATGCAAAGCGTGTATTGAATGGTGCAGTAGATGATGATAAGGTATTCGCCTTATTATATGAACCAGATGATACAAAAGGATGGGCCACTAATGATGAAGTATTAGAGCAAAGCAATCCACTAGCCATTGAAATGGAAGAAATCATGGATGATTTGAAATCAAAACGGCAAGTAGCCATAGAGATTGAAAGTAAGCGTGAGAACTTCATAACTAAGCACTGCAACATCATATATAGCGGTGCTGGTAGTGAAAGCTATGTAAATGTAGCCGATTTACAAAAAGGTGCTGTAGATCATATCGATTGGAGCGGTAGAGAAGTATTCCTCGGTGTGGATTTGGCCATGACTACTGATAACTGTGCTGTATCAATGGTGGCATTTGATGAAGAAACAGAAAAGGTATACCTTGATGCGGTGGCATTTGTACCAGAAGATAGGATAGATGAGAAATCAAAACTAGAACGTATTCCATATCGTGATTTTATTAACGCTGGATATTGTTTAGCGTGTGGCAATAGAACTGTAGATTATGGTGCTATTGAACGCTACATAATGCAAATAGAAGCCAAATATGGGGTTACTGTAATGGGTATTGGCTATGATAGATACAATGCTTTATCAACTG